CGTATCTTGTTGCAGCCCATGTCGCGGGCGTATTCTTCTATATTCGCCATCATGTGCGTCCATTCCTCGCGACTCTCGCCGCCGGCAGCGCACAGGTAGCAAACCTTGCTGTATGTGGTCGGGCGTATCTGCGTGACAACCGCAGCGATGATTTCGGGCTCTCGCCACACGACCCAGAGCCGCGCCCGGCCATCAAATAGAGCCTCGGCAACCTCACCAAACGTACCGTAGTCCGTCTTGTCGAAGGCGCGCTGCACCATGCGCGAGACGTGCGGCCAGACTTGCCCCACCTTGTCGGGCGGGACGCAGATCGGCTGTGCCTCAGCCGAGTGCAACCCAGCGGAAGATGCGGTTTGCGGTTGCGCTGTTGACATGGGTTATAACAAAAGAGCCATTGCTTACGGAGCCGATCCGCAACGTGCCGGCGACAAATTCCGCCGCCGCGTTGACACTTTGGGGGAATAACAGCACCGTCGATTCATTGCCGCAGTTTGGCGCGGTGACGGTAGTCGTACCCACGTTCAATTCAAGCGTGACCGTGCCGATAGCATTATTCCTGCCCTGCGCGAGTTGCTGGATACTAATGATAATCTTGTTAAGGTCTTTGTCGTTAAGCGCAGGGATTAAGGCCGGCATTTACTTAGTGCCCAGCGTCACTAGGTCTGGCTCGATGCCCTGCGCGAATGTCCAGGAAGTACCTTCCGGAATCCTGATCTTGCCTCTGGCGAACTTTGTGGAGACGCGCTGCGGGCAAACGCCCTGCGTATTCGCCGGTGTCTCGGCGCTATAGGTGCGTGATGCTCCGGCATTCTCTCGAGAGGACACCGAGCCGTATACGGTCGGGGCATCACTGATGACGCGGAAGCCGCGCACGAACACCCGATTGCCTGAACGCTGGGAGTCCATGTGCATCTCGGACGTTTCGATATTGGCTTCCAGGTTGATGCCTGAGTAAAAGCCGACACGGTGGCTACTGTTCACTGAAGCAATCTCAGGAAATGTGCCGGAGGGGAACTGGTCGAGGGAACCGGGAATGTCATCAATCGACGTGTAGAGAGTGTCGAGCCCGTCCAGAGTGATTCCAGGTTGTGAAAGTGATGCAATGTATTCGCCCCTGCCATGGGTAATTAGTGACCAGCGATCGAGAACATAATCATAGGCGAGCAGGTTGTCGTAGAGACCAGACTCGCCGGACGTTGCTGGATAGCACCAATAAACGAGCGTAGTCTTTGGATCGGTTGTCCCGATAACCAATTGAAGGTTGCCGGTATCAAGTTCGCCCAGAACGGTCCTGTCCACCCGCGCCCGCCCGATTGGTTCGGGAGTGCCACCGGGCCCGATGACATGGAAGCCATTTGTCGAAAGAAAAAAGACGCGATGACCGGAGCGCACAATAGAATACGGTGCGTAGATTCCAATTTCCTCGCTCACGCGCTCAATCTGAAAGATGAGCGGAGAGCCGGGGACGAAGATCATCCGGCGGATAGAGCCGTCCTGAAAGATCGTTCCATACTCGCCGCCGGCCACGCCGCGCACGATGCCTCCGTCCGGCAGGTCTTGGAAGTCAGAGCTGCCGGTGGACCAGTCGGCAGGGTCGTTGAGGTCCGACCATTGCACGCGGTAGGGCTCACTCAGAAGGCCGGTCAGAACAACGAAGCGCCCGACAATCGCGATATAGCTCGCCTGCGGTGGCGAGCCACCCAGGTCAGCAAAGTTTGTCGAGCCGGTCAGGTCGTACATCTGCGGGACCGAGTTGGCCTGCACCGCAATGACGAAATCACCGAACTGCGCGAACTGCCAATTATGGTTTATGCTCAAGTCAGTGTAGGCAACGGCACCCTTGGAGACTTCCTCCCAAGCTTGAGTGGTATTGTTCATTAAATAGAGATGATTGATCGTGCCGTAGAAAATCGCCGGGGTGCCGTCCGTCCTGGTTGCACGAAACAGACCACGACACGCGGCGGGGGCCTCGTCGGAGTAGGCCTCAAACTCCTGCACCGGCCCATAACCATCGGCGCGCGGGACCACATTGCTTAATTCAGCGATATGGTCTGCCTGGTGGTCCGAAACATCGGGCCGCCATTGACCGAAGGGGATCATAGGCATGTCAGGGGGTTGCGCCGTTGAGATTGATCGAAAGCCCGCCGCGGTAGAGGAAGTCGGTGTTCCTTATTTCATCGAATACGCGGTCACGGCGCTCTTCCCAGTATTTCAGTTGCGCCAGATCGACGTTGAAGCCGTGCGCCTCGGCCAGAGAGCCGAACAAATAGGCGTCGGGATGCTTGTTGAACAGCCAATTAGAGCTGGCGTCAGTGAGCGCGGTCATTTTCGCATAGTAGCTAAGCTCAAGGTCCGTCTCGTCCACCGGCTTGACGGTTATCAGGTCGCCCTCGATGGTGTAGTGTGACGGCGTGCCCTGCGCACTGTCGGGATAGCGCATCTTCAAATAAGACGGATGGACATATTCAAGTTCGCGGCCTGTGTCGCCCAGCCACGTCAATCGACGGAGCGCAAGGAAATCATCCGGCAGCGATGCCGTGCCATCGGTGGCGGCCAGTGTCGCCAAGGCCTCCATGCGCCGCACGCGCAGGACGCGGTTGGCGCGGGCCTCGAACAAAGTCACAAATTCTGGAATGAAGGAGGTCAGATCAGAGCGGGCGAGCCAGTCCGCTACGGCATTCTTTAGCTGGCTATAGGATGCGAGTGCCATTTACTTATCCGTCCGCAGATATGCCCATTCGGGGTCGTGCAGCTTCTTATGGATTATCTCGTCAAATTGCGTGGTGAACATGCGCAGGCTGACATTGCCGCGTGCATATTCCTCGTTGAACCACTTGACGAGAATAACGGCCGGGATGGTGGCGATGTGCCGCCCCCAGTCGCTCTTTTGCTTCATCGAGCGCAGTTCCTTGTTTTGCTCGAGGATCGGCTCAACGTCCTGCATGGTACGCGCAACGACCAGCTTTTCGCTGCGGTCAAGACTCAGCTCGGTGAGCATCAGGCCATCTCGGTGACCGTGAAGGCTCCGGCGGTGCCGCCCTGAAAAACGGCGAGCTTTTCACCGGGGCTAACGCTGAAGTATTCCACATAGCCAATCGGGATGAGCGTCTCGGTGGCGGCAGCGGTCGGCGTGCCGGGACCGATTTTGATGTATGCCGGCTGGTCGTGTGTCGCAACGCGGATGACCCTGGTCTGCGTACCAAAGGCCGTCGTGGCCTGCGACGTTCCCGACATGGTGAATTTTTGAGCCGCCCCAAGACGATTGTATGACATGGTGTTTTCCTTACCCGACGCGAATATCTGCGTAATAGGTGCAGGGAACCGTGCCCGAGCCGGCACCATCGGAGATGAATTCGATGTTCTGGCCTGAGTTGATGCTGTTGGCCGCAGTCGGGACAACTTCCACCACGTCGCCGGCAGCGGCGCCGGAATGCGTGACGGTCCACGTCGGGAGCGTGATGGCAACGGTAGCGATCTTCGCCGTCAACACGTTGGGCGCAGTCGTTACCGCCGCGTGAGCGACGACGCCGACCTTAATCACCTTGCCACGGGCCGGAGAAGCAGCGAAGGATGAGCCCGCAGTGCTCATATCCGCGTTGTGGGAAAACACCCGGATCACATTGAACGGGCGTGTGTTAGGTAGAGCCATTGGATTCTATCCTCAGTGAATGAAAAAGGCGGGGCATTCGCGCCCCGCCCCAGTTTGGGCGGTTAACCCGCTCTTGTTATTACGCGGTGGTGTTGTCGAACACGCCGCCGCTTGCTTTCTCGTTACAGCTGACCAGTGCGTACTCGGTCAGGATTTGCTTGCGGCGCGAGTCGCCGGTGACAGCCAGCGGGATGCTGACCATCTTGCGTCCGGTAACGTGCGCGACTTCCCATTTGGTCATGTCGAGGACCAGCACATCGCGGGTCCGCATGAATCGTGAGGCCGCCACCTTGACGGTGCCGAAGTCGGATTCGTAGGCATCGACAACCGCCACGATCTTCTTTGACTTGGCGTCCTCCGTCGGGGTCGAACGGCCCACGAAGGTCGAGAACACCTGCTTGTTGAATGCGCCAACAAGCACGAGGGTGGGCTTTCCACCAGAGACCCAGATTTTGGAAAGCACGTCCTTCAGGCGGTCTTCCGTAAACGCAACCTGCGTGCCATCGGTACGGGTGCCCGTTCCGTCAGCAGCAGAGGGATCGGCAGCAGCGCCGGTGCCCTTGTTGGTGTTGGTCTTGATCCAGGAGAGGATCGAGGCCGTCTTCCGGGCAGTCGTCGCGTTGCCGGCATCCTTCGCCTGGTTGGTGCCGGTGAGGATCGACTCGACGTCCCTCTTGAGTTCCATGCCCTTGAGCATTTCCTGATAAGCCAACTCGTCGTCGCGGCCAGCATGCTCAACAGCCTGCTGCGTGCCGGTGACACGAGCCACCTTGTCGGAAATCTGGCAGATATTGCCGAGACGGACGGTTGCGGTGACCGCATCGGTCGTGGCGTCGTCACCCTCGAGCACCGCGTTGGCGGTATCGACGGAGGCGAGAGCCTGGGTCTGCCATTCGTGATTTGTCGCAGTCGCCGTAGTCTTTGACACGGCCGACGTAAACGGGGTGTCGGTCGGGTCGATGCGGTAGATGTCGTCCGAGAGGTCTTCGCGATTTCCTTTCGCGAGATAGGTGGTAAAGGTATCGGTTGGTAGAGCCATTGTGGCTCCTTTCTTATTATTGGGAGGCTAAACGGGCAGCGCGCAGTTTTTGCGCGACCCTCAAGTCCCCTGTTTGGTCGAGCTGCTTGCTCAGGTCCTTTATGAGTTGCGATTGCGGGTTGCCCTTGGGGGCAGCCACGCCAGGCTTTTGAACGGGTGGAAGCGGCTTGGTCGCAGTGAGGGTCTTCTTCGCGCTTGCTTGCGCTTCGTCATATTTGGCGGCCTTGACAACGAGCATCTGAAAGCGGTGATCACGCGGGCTGATTGCAGCCTGCCCGGTCCACGCCCTTCCGATCTCTTCTTCGTTGAAGCCGACGTCTTTTAGGAGCTTCAGTGCGTCTTGCTGGATTTTAGTACGCTTCTCGGGATCAGCCAGTTCGGGGATAAGCTCCGCAACCTTGGCGTCTTCCTTTGAAGAAAACTCACTCCAGCGGTTCGTGTATTCCGATACTTGCCGCGATCGTGCGGCTTGCATTTCCTGTTGCACGGCGGCGACCTTTTCACGGTGTGCCTGCCACTGGATGTATCGGAACGGGTCTTCCTGAGACAGTCTTTGGACATCATCCATTGACCGAATGTCGGAAAACTGGCCCGCCTGCTGCTGTTCAAGAGTTTGCAGAAGGGCGGGTAGTGCTGCCTCGTACTGCGCTCGCGCCTGTTCCACCGCCTGCTCTTTGGCGGTTAAGCCTTTGAGCCTTTCAGCGGCCTCGTTCTGACTCTGGCGGACGGCCCGGTCCCGCTCCTGTTCGCGCTCTGACAAGTAGGCTTGCAGTTCGCGAGGGTAGGATTGGAAGCGTTCCTTTTCCTCCTTCGTCCATGACCTGGGGGGCTCGATGGGCGGAAGCTTGTCTTCCGGTTCGGCCTCTTGCGTCTCGCCGGTAGCCTCCTCGTCGGGAGGGGCGGCGTCTGCCTCTTCGGCAAATTCCTGTGGCGGCTCTGCGCCCCCGTTTTCTTCGGGCTGCGGAGCGGCCTGTCCTTGTTTCTGTTTTTCCCAGCGCGCCTTTGAGAGGGCTGCGGCTGCTTCCCTTGCGGTGATCGGTGCGGAGGTATCTGCCGGGGCGGGGGCGGGAGCAGGCGCAACAGCGGGGGTGCTCTCGCCGCCGGGGGCGACGGTATCATCAGACATAAACTGTCCTTTTTGTTTTTGTTAAGTTCTCTTCTCAGTCCAGACGACTTGCATCCTTATCTCGTCGCCTGTCGGCGGGAGTATTTTGAACTCCCGGTGAAATTCGTCCCGATCCCTGCCCACCAGCCGCTCTAGCTTGCTGTTGGCGCGAATAACGGTATGATAAATAGCCGCGCCGTCGCTCTCGTAACCCATGCGGGCGCATGGGGTGACGTATGCGCGCATCTTGAACGTCAGCGGCATCAGCGTTTTGCCCTCGCCTTTTCGCGTCCGGTAATCTGATCTAGTTCGGCTTGTGCAATCTTGCCGTCGTTCAGTACGTTTATGAGCTGGTCACGCAGTTTGCCGACGAGGTTCACGGCCAGCCATAGCCGTTCGCGATCCTCATTCTGCTCTACTCGCGAGACCCGCCATGCTTCCATGTAGGTCTCAACCAGCGTGCCAAAGGCCTCTGTTAGCAGATCGTCCTCCAGCAGTGCCCTCGCCCTTGCACCCCGGGAGATTGCGTCATGGATTCTATCGTCGCTCATAGTGCCATCAAGAGCATGATTGCCTCTTCCTCTTCCTCGGCTTCCGCAATGGCTATCAGCAGCCGCTTGGCCAGCGCCAGTACCTCGTCGGCGTGGCGAATGGTCGCCGCAACGGTCTGCGCTGCCGTCGCCGCATCGAGCGCCGCGGCTATGGCATTCAGCCGGGCCGACTCGGCTAGTTCATCATGCCGCGCGACCGCTTCGGCCACCGCCTCGGCGGCCTGTGTGGCCTTTTCTAGCTTGGCCTTGGCGCGTTTCTTCTTTAACTCTTCGGCGCGCCGTGCGTCCCGGATCGCGTCTTTTAGGTCGCGCAGTTCCCGCCATCTGCCGCGGGAGAAATGCCCGCCGACAATAGGCCCGCCAATTTCCGGCGCAGGGGGCTCGACAACGACGGTATCGACGGTGAGGTCGGCTGCCGTGCCGGAAACAGCGAAGGTGCCGGTTTCGGCGGCTAGTACAATTTCGGCGCCGACCGTAAGCGCGGCATCCGTGCCGCCGACCAGGAAGATGCCGCTTTCGGCATGAAGCCGCCGCAGCACCTGCAACGTTGATCCGGTGCCGGAAACCGCGAACGATCCGCTGTCGGCGGGTAGTTTGTAGCCCCGCTCAAGGCTCGCGTCCGTACCGCTGACCGTGAAGGCCGTGGCCTCTGCCGGGAGTTTGCGTGACCACTCAAGGCTTGCGTCCGTACCGCTGACCGCAAAACTCCCGGCATCGGCAGATAGTATCTTTTCGGCGGTGACCGTAAGCGTAGCGTCGGTGCCGCTGAACAGGAAGGAAGCGGCCTCTGTGGCCAGTTCCCGGCCGTGCTTCAGGCTCGCCGCCGTGCCGCTCACCACGAAGCTCGCGGCCTCGGCAATCAGCCTGTAGGTTCGCCGGAACGTGGCAGCCGTGCCGCTGAACGCAAAGGAGCCAGCCTCTGCGATAACCTTGTAGCCGTGCCTGAGGCTCGCTGCGGTGCCGCTAACGGCAAAGCTGCCGGCGTCCGCAGGAACCTCATAGCCTTGTTCCAGGCTTGCCGCCGTGCCGCTGACCGCGAAAGCTGCGGTTTCAGCCGTTAGCTTGTAGGTCCGCTTGAACGTCGCCGCCGTTCCGTTGACGGCAAAACTTCCGGCGTCCGCAGCGACCTCGGCGCCTGAAACAATCTTGAAGCTGGCCGTAGTCTGGACGGCATCTGTGGACGAACCAGCAGTGAACTCCGGTGTTACCGAAGTAGTAGCAGAAACTACGCGCCGGGATTGGGCTGTGGAGACGTTGTCCCTGGCTACCACACCCGTTATCGTACTGGGCGACGTAGCCGCCGGGGTCGTGTTGGTGGCGATAGAAATCGCCGCCATAACAACTTCGCTGGCCTGAGCTAACGTGCCAGTCGCCGGACAAGTAAACGGGCTTACTGCGTCTGTAGTGTTTGCAGGGTTGGCATCAAGAGGGGATGTCTTAAACGGCCCCGCGATAACGTCAACAACGATTGATGCGGAGCTGCCACTTGCAACAGCAGGGACGTTAACCGTTGTCAGCGTGCCCGCTACTGTAACGCGGGAGTAAAATGATCGCCCGGAAACAAAACCAGCGTCAGTTCCGGCGTTAACGAAAGCGTAAGTATTCCCGAGGTTATCGGTAATCGTAGTCGTGGCGGTGAGTTGTGTCTGTTGGGACATAGTCCCGAAGACCAAGTCACCAACAGAAACAACTACCGAGCCAGTCGCCACCATTGGGTTGGTGACGGAGGGGACTTGGCCGGTTAATGTCCCGCGAAGATCACCAGCGCCAGAGAATGCGAACGAGGCGGCGGTGCCGGAAATTGCGAACGATCCGGCATCGGCCGCCAGCTTATAGGCATGACGCAGCGTCGCCGCCGTGCCGGTGACAGCGAATGTGCCGCTACCCGCAACAAGCGGGAGATTCTTCTTGAGCGTCGCCGCCGTGCCGCTGATGGCGAAGGAACCGGATGCTGCCGCTACCTTGCGGCCCAGCTCCAGACTTGCCGCCGTGCCGGAGACGGCGAACGATCCGCCGCCCGCGTCCAGCGGGGCTGGGCCGGAAGCAAGCTTGAACGCGACGGCGCAGATTACTTGCCCTGATGCGACCGATGCGGTCGCAGTTATATTGCCGGTAGCGCCAGCCGTGGCACGTACGGCATCGCCAATGGTGAGGCCGGTATCCGCGCCACTCGTGGTGTTGGTACTTCCGCGCCGGAACCAAGTTCCCGCAGTCGGGTTCGTCGTGGCGTCAATTCCGGCGCCGCTGCCGGTAGTCGGGTCCGTCGCGGCATCCAGGGCCGTGAACGTCGATTCTTGGCCACCGCAGAAGGCTGCGACGATCAATTCATTGGCGGTGGTCGTGGTAAGACCGGCGAGGCTGACCGCTGTAATGTTGGTCGCGCTAGTCGCGCCGCCGTTGTCGGCGGTCTTCGGCGTGGCGTGGCTGCCTCGGTAGACAACGATCTTACCGAGGTTGACGTTAATATTGGTGAACGTCCAACCTAGCGCCGGATCAGAGCCACCACGCACAATGTAGTGGACGGCACCGCAAGGCAGCGCCGACGAGGTAGTCAGCGTATTTGAATTAAGTTCCTCAACGCCGATGTTCCAGCTTGCCGGTTTCGTCGGGCTCGCCGCCGTACCGGATCGCCAGGAGAAGCAAGCAACTATAAGGTCGCCTGAGAGCCCGGAATATCCAGCCGGAAGCGTGAGCGTTATCGCGCCAGCGACCGATTCTACCGTCGCGCCGACGCCTACAATTGACCAAGCCATACCGCGTTATCTCCCGCGGCTAGGACGCATCCCAGACCGGCCTAGTATCCGTGCGCCCACCGCAAAGGAATCGATGCTTGCGCCCGCATGAACAGTGATAGATATAGATGTCCGGGGCGGGCTCGTCGGGGTGGCTCTTGCAAGCCTCAACCTCGTGGTTTTCGGGGTGTCGGCAACAATGCGCAAGCTTCTGGTTATGCTCTAAATGCTCGAGGTGCCGCTGTTTAAGATGCCCCTCTGGCAGGTCGGCCACCTTCACGCGCGGGCATGCAACAGCCAGCGTTTCCGGCAGCACCGTGCCCTTGACGACATTGCCCCAGCGTTCAGCAAAGGGGCCCAGCGCCTTGAACTTATCGACCTTGCTGCGGCTATCGACCAGCGATAGCGTGCTGAGCGAATGCGGCTTCATGTCTCGCTATGGTTCCACTTGGCAATGGCCTTGGCTTCCGTATCTTCGCCAAGGGTGCTCGTCGGACATTTCACGCATTGGGCAACCCAATAGTTGCGATACGGATAGAAAGTAACCGCGGCCCCAGCTCCGCAGCTTGGGCATGGCTTCAGGCTTGCGTCTGCCAGTTTCATGCGAGGGTGAAAATGCTGAGACTATGCGGCTTCATTAGACGGGTTCGAAGTTGTCTGCAAAATATTGCGCGGCAACCAGCCATTGGTCTGCGTGGTTTTTTGGATTGCGCGCTATCATGTCGCCGGGCTTGGGCGAACCGGCTTCTTTGTCAGGAGCCGAAACGCTAACCCCGCTGATATCGTCGCCCGGACGCCATTGGCGAAGCTCGGCAATTTGGCTGCGTCGGTATTGCTGGAAATCACTCATGCGAGAGTGAAGATGCTGGCGCCGAAATCCAACGTAAAAGTCTCGCCGTTGCCGAGCGCAAAGGTCGCCCCATAATCCCAAGAGCCAAGCAAGCGGTCGGTGGTCGCCGTGTCATTGTGAATCGACACATAACGCGCCGTCGAAGTCCAGTCGGCAGCGCCGGCAGTCCATACAATGTCAACGCCCGTCACCGTCGCGGTGCCGCCCGATTCCGTCATGCCGTTCTGCGTATCATCGCCGCCGGCGGTGTAGCCGGTGCCGGTGATCTGCGTCAGGTCGGCCAATTCATCATCGGTGGCAACGGTCGGCGCGTCGGTATGAATCGCGGCTTTGACCACATGGCCCGCCGCCGTCAGGTTGTGGACTGCAGTAAGCATGTCCTCAACCGTGTTCTGGTATTTTGTGAAGGCAACCATCAGTCGGCATCCTCGATTTCATATACCTTGCCGCTCGGAGCCTTAATGCGCCGGGCGCGGGGCTTTCTTGTTTGAACCATTACTTCCGTCATCGCTTCACCTCGATCGAGGCTTTCGGCTTCTTGGCGTCTTCGGCCTTGGCCTTGCGTTCTTCCTGCTTGCCCTGGAAGTCCAGGTTCTTCATCTGCATATTTTCTTCGTGCTCTTTCCTCTTGATCTGCGCGTCGATGATCTTAAGCTCGCGCTCTAGCGCGAATTTCTTTTCGGCAAGCGCAATATCGGCCTGCGTCTTGCGCTCGTTGGTCGCAATGTCGGCGTCTGCCTGTAGCCGCTCGATCTCGGCCTTCATCTGAAGCGCCCGCTCATCGAGCCGCGCCTTCATCTGAATTTCCACCACCTTCGGGTCGGGCGGGGGCGGGGGCAGTTCCTTGCCCTCGGGGTTAGAGAAGAATGTCTCCGGGTCTTTCTTGCCGATGAGGCGGGTCAGTTCCTTCGCGGTGTTGAATACGTTCAGCGGGCTGACCAGGACCTCAAAGCCACCCAGAAGCAACTCCTTCTGCGCGTTCATCACCAGCGTGAGGTTTGCCAATTCCTGCTGTTTGCCGCCGACGCCTAGCGCAACGTCGATCGTCAGGTCGCTGCGGTTCTTCCATTGCCGCGGGTCAACCTGGACCCACTGATTGCGGAGCCGTACCGTCTGCGCCTGATCGCCGTGCCGGCGGATTTCCGCGTGCAGCAGCAGGAACAGGTCCTTGATGCCGGTCTCGGCAAAGATGCGCGCTATCAGCTTCATGCGGGCTTGCGCCGCGGTATATTGCTGGCTGGCGGCCGTTGCGGTCTGGTCGTGCAGTGCCTCGGAGTCGATGCCCTGGCCCTGGCGGGTCACGCCAGTGCGCCATTCGCGGGTCGCGTCCATGTATTGAAGCGCCGGATAAACCGAATCCGTGATATTCGGGACTACCTGCCAAGTAATACCGCCGGGCGTCTTGGTCCGCACAATGCCGCCGGGGCGGGAAACGAGCAGGTCATCCAGAGTCTGCTCGGAAGCGTGCGCCTGGGCCACTTCCACTCGCGGGTTATTCTGCAAATAAAGGTTGTTCAGCATCCCGCG